GAATGTGGCGAACCGCTTTCCGGCTTCGTCCTGTAACGCCGTGTTCTGCTGCCACGCTGTGTTCGCGACACCCAGCGCCGCCCCGACGCCAGTGCTGTCACCAGCGAGACGACGAAGCAGGTCCGACTGACGAATCTCCGTGAACCCGAGATCGCCGAGCACGGCGTTCAGATCGCCGCCGCCTTGCTTGATTCGACCGAGTCCTTCGACGAATGCCTGCATCGCGCCGGCGGCGTTCGTCTTGAACAACGTGGCGAACTGCTGCGACGACATCCCGGCGACCTGCGCGAAGCCCTGCAGGTCTTTTCCGCCGGCACTGACCGCCTTCGAGATCTCGAGCACGACGCGCGAGAACGCCGATCCGCCGGCTTCCGCTTCCATGCCGACGTTCGCGATCGCGGCCGAGAACGCCAGTACCTGCGGCTGTGTCATCCCGACGGTATTCCCAGCCGACGCGATCCGTGTCGCGAGCGCCAGGATCTCGGCCTCAGTAGACGCCCCCTTGTTCCCAAGATCGACGAGCGTCGAGGCGAAGTTCTCGGTGAACTTCCCAGACGCACCGAAGATGTTTTGGATCTTGGCGATGCTCTCAGCGGCCTGGTCCGACGTGACGTTCGTCGTGACGCCGAGCATCGCCATCACGCGCGAGAAGTCGACGATCTCGGCTTTGGGAATGCCCAGCGCGCCGGCCGCCTCGCCGAGTCGATTGAGCTCGTTGACGCTGACGGGGATGTCCTTCGAGAGTCCGCGGAACTGCTGCGCCATCGTGGCGAATTCCGCCTGGCTGGCGTCCACCGTCTTCCGGACGCCAGCGAAGCTCGACTCGAAGTCGATCGCCGCCTTGGCCGCACCTCCGAACGCCGCGACGATCGGCAACGTGACTGCCCCGGTCAGCGTGCTCCCGATCTGCGTCAGGTTGCCCCCGAGCTTCCGCATCTGGCCTTCGAACTTGGCCGCGGAGCCGACCGACTCACGCATTCCCTGATGGAATTGCGCGGTGTCGAGCGTCAGTAGCGCTCGGAGGATCCCGACGGTGATGTTATTTGCCACGCGGCTTGACCTTCCTGAACGGAATCCCCGAGCGAGCCGCCAGCGTGCGGATTACGCCCTCCATCTGTTTCCCGGTCTGACGTTTCGGCTTTGGCTGGTCAGGAATCAAGAGCTTCTCCAGTTTTGGGAGAATGTGCTTTACCCGCTGGTTCTTACCCTTACCGCTCGTGATCTTCTTCGTCCGAATGTCGATCTCCTTGATGCGCCAGGCCAGATGGATCGCGTGGTTCATCTCGTCGATCTTTCGAAGTGACGCGGCCTTGATCTCCCGCATCACCTCGACAGGTGCCATGTCCCAGAACGCGTCGCCGCTCAGGCCGGCGCGACGGGCGTCGATGTAGATGCGCCCGTAGTCGAGCTCTGAGCCGTCGGAGGGTTTCCGGTACCCTTACCGTCCTCGTCCTTCAGTCCCATCAATGCCTTGAACGCCGTCGCGAACGGGATGATCCCGCCAGCCTCGTCGATCACTTCGCCGGCATCGTCCGGCGTTTTGACCTGATCGCTGTGATGCTTCTGCAGCACGGCGAACGCGAGTTCCTGCATCGAATCCAGGTCCAGTTGATCGAGACTCGCCACGATCTGACCGAACGGCTTCTTATGCTTCTGCTGCAGCGCTCGGCCCGCCTTCATGCTCACCTTGAGCACGTAGGTCTTGGTGATATTCCCGTCCTTATCCTTGACGTGCAGATCGACTTCACCCTGCTCAGGGTTCCCGATATTCGTCGCCATGTGTCGCCACTCCTATTCGTGTCGCCAGAGAAACGCGAGCGACGAGCCTTCGGTGTCTGGCGTCCACCTATGACTCGCCGCCCGCCTCCACCGTAAGTGGCGACTCCTACGGCAGATCTGCGTCGTACGCTTCCGTCGGCTGGAATCCAGCCGTGAAGTTGATCTTGTCGTCGACTCCGATCTCGCCCGGCTGGAACTGCGAGACGTAGCCGCGGAACGGCCACTCGATCGACGGAGACCCGTCGGCGAAGATGACGATCTTGAAATTGTGATTCGCGCGACCGCGCCACTTCGCGATCAAGCCGCCATCCGAGAACGCACCGCTGCCGCCGCCGACGTTGGAATGGCTCTGCTCGTTCGGAAGCCAGATCCCCTCGCACTCGAAGGCGCCGGAGTCACGCATCCCCGCCATGTGCTCCTTGTGCGCGTCCGGGCTCCGTAGGTGCGTCCGGTCGATGTCCTCCGTCGACATCTCCCCAGGCGTGATCGAGATCAGCGTCGCGATGGCCTCAAACGTCTCCGTCGGAGAGGCACCATCGCCCATCATGAGCTGTGCGCCGTACCCGTGGATCGCATCCTCGGCGGCGTAAAAAGAGTCTGTCCGATCGGCCATTGCGTGTCACTCCTCGTTAGCGAACGTGTTTCCAATCCACGATGTAATCCTGTTGAACCCGCACTTCCCGCCGTTCCTCTGCGGCATAGCTCGTGAGCCGCAACTTCCTCGAGATGGCGCACACCTCGATCTCCGGTGGGCTGCCTCCCGAAAATCCCCGCCAGCCTGACAACCCGCTCCCGGCGTCGTCGCCCTGAATCGCGAGCGCGATCTCACTCGCCGAGGCATAGGGATCGCCGCCGGTGTCTTCCGCGGCGTAGACGTCCACCTGGATTCGTGACTGGAAGATCCCGGCGCCGCCGCGCAGGTGCTGCGACTCGCCCTCGTCTATCAACTGCACGCGCACCGCTGGCAACGTCTCGCCCTGCCTCAGCTTCAGCATGAAGACGCGATCACTCACGAGCGCCGTCACCGCGGACAGTGCGAGGATCCGCTCGAGGATCGCCTGCTCTGGCGTCACAGCGTGCTTCCTCCCGGTCCTCCGGTAATCCCAGCGTCGGACGTGGCCGCTCGACTGATCCCGCGCGCGGCGAGCTCACGCCAGATCGACGCCGCCAGGATCTGCAGGCCAGCCTCTATATTCCGGTCGAAGGCTGGACGGGCGAACGGCTGCGCGCCGTGGTGCTTCGTGCCGAGTTCCTGAAACGAGCCGTAGAAGCCAGCGCGCGTCGGCCCGATCGCGACAGCGACTTCATTCCTGTCCTGGCCGCGCGAGAGGCTGATCGACATCGTGTCGCGAAGATCGGGCTTCCCGGGCTCGTGCGGCGCGAGGACGGACATCGTCTTCCGCATCGGCTCAGCCGCCTCCCTGAGCGACTCAGTCAAGATCCGACGAGAGAGCCGGGTGGATAGTCTCGACAGGTTCGCCGCCAACTCCCTCCCGCCCGTGAACTGCAGTTTGATCATCTGCCGCCTTTTCCGGTACTCCTGAATCCTTCGCGCCGCCGTTGATGAAGACACGCAACGTCGCCGTCCCGTTCGGCATCGCGAAGACCTTGCCCTCGTCAGCGATCCGGTGCATTCCCTCTTCAAACACGAACGAGATCGTTTTGCCGATCGCCTGCTTCCCGAGCGCTGAGGCGATCTGTTTGATCGTCTTCTCGTCGCACTTCTCGACCGTGATCACCCGAGCCTCGCGATCGTGATGTAGCGGATCGTCTGCTTCAGGCCGACCATCGTCGCGGAGACGATGTCGAACTTCCGATCTTTGTAGAGGAACCGCCGCAGTCTCGGCACGTCCACCAGATCCGGATCCATGTCGGCCCGATACGATCCGACCCACGTCGTTCGGAGCGGCGACGATAGGTGCCCGTCCTCAAACTTCTCGTTCCCTTGCGTGTCCTGCTTATTCGCGAAGTACGGCTTCTGTGCCGTCGTGAGGTTCGTCCACACGTCCACCGGGAATCCCGTCGAGCCGATCGACGGCGTCATCTGCTGGATCGTGAGCGCGCGATCCCGTTCTTCGGTGACGTCCGGTTGCTGCGTGAGTGCCACGTCAATAGACCTTGTAATCCGCCCAGAGCGTCGTCGACGAGATCGTCGCCGCCTGCACGGTGAACCCCTGACCCACGATCGAATCGGATCGGTGGTTGTAGTACGACGCCGCCCGCATACAGATCCCCTCGAGCAAGTCCTCGGGAATGTTCAGCACTTCAGGACTCTCGTTCAGGTCTTCCACATAGCCGGCGCGGAACGTCACCGCGACCGCGTCAGACTGCGCGAGCGTCGTCGGCCACGCCTGACCCTGCACCAGTTCGATAAAACTCCGGCGGCACTTCGGCCCGACCTTCCGGACGACGTGATAGACCGACGGGTCGAGCGTCTGGTCGTCGCCGTTCTCGTCGACGTACGTGATAGAGACCACTTCGATCAGCGGCGGCATCTCAATCACGATCTGACAGGCGGGGAACCGGCTGAGCACCATAGCCAACGTCCGCGGCACGAGCGCCCGCTGCGTGTACTGCTCGCACTGCTGCGTGGCGGCTTTGAGCGCCCGTTCGATCCGCTCGTCCTCGACGTTTTCGTTCGTGATCCGCAGATGCTGATCGCGGAGGTACTCCAGCGTCACCGGCTCAGAATCCGGAGGCTCGAGCACGTCGAGGTACCACGACACGCCGTCATCCCATCTCGTCATGCGGCCACCGTCGATCCAATCCGGTAGTGTTCACGCACCCACGGCCAGTTCTTCGCGTACGGCATCCAGGGATCCGTCGCTCCGTGGAAGACGACGACCCGCGCGTTCTCGGGCAACTGTCGATGCTCTTTGAGGTGATTCCGGAAGCTATAGACGCCGTCCGCAGTCGACCACTTCGCCTCGCCTGGCCCGAGGCGATAGCTGATCCAGCCCTGGTCTGACCCGAAGCAACGCGCCGCGATCGTCTGACGTGGCGACCGATGCGGATCGAAGTCCGTCCACACCTGCGACCGCGCGCCGGCGGACATCATGATCATTGAGCCGTTGTAGTGGCTCCCGGGCTGAGGGTTCGTGTCGCCCCACATAATGATCGGCTCGGTGCGACTGAACAGCGGCCGAAGATCTCCCGTGATCACGACGTCCAGGTCGAGCGAGATGAACCGATCACCGAACCATTGCGCCGCGTCCGGGTGAAACATCCGCAAGCGTCGATAGCAGCTCGGGTGCTTGTTCCCGTGCGGTGAGAGCAGTCCGTCGAAGTCGTGCCAGTCCGGCAAAATCTCGATGTCCGGGTCGATGCCTTCGGCGTCATCGGTGACGCAGATGAACCGATGCGGCTCCGGGTAATGGCGCGCGACCATCGCGCGGAGGACGTTGACCGTCGACGGCGGAAACGTCGAGCGATAGCCCCGGCGAGGCAACCAGCGCCAGCAGACGACACTCAGCACGACGACACCTCCACCGGTGGAACGACCGTGATCTCGTGCGTCCACGGGAACGTGAGCCGCAACGGACGCCAGACTTTCAGCTTTCCGCGTTCTTCGCGGATCCGCTGAACGTTCTCTCGGTCCTGATCTTCCTTGCGGCCATACGTCGTCGTGGAGGCGTCCGGAATGACCTCGCGCGGGACGCGGATCAACGGGCAGGAGAGCATCTCGACGCTGTACGCCGTCTTCTCCACGCGATCGCGGAACTCGCCGTCGGTCCCGTAATATCCAGAAAACCGCTCATCGTATCCACCGATCGCGTTGAACATCGGCTTCGTCATCAGCCATGTATTCGGATGCGGCTTGTACGGAGTCAGGTCCGGCGCGTCGACACGCGAGAGCCGATAGACGCGATTCGGGTCCAGGTCGTCCGTCAGTAGGCGCCGCAACGTGTCGGCCGGCAACAGATGATCGATGTCGGTCAGGAGGACCCACGTCGTCTCGGCCTGATCGACGCCGAGGTTCCGGCAGAACAGCCAGTTCCACCGCACGTCGACCTCGCAGCGATAGAGCCGGAACGACGCGATCCCGGT